TGTAGAATATACCAAGTGTTTTTTTACCGGCAAGCGGCACAAGGCTCTTGGTCAGGTGCATTTTGGTTGGATTGCCGCCCTGTATCCACTCCTGCAGCGCATAAGATCCCTTATCAGGGTCAAATAACTCGTGCATTTTGCCGAACGCACCCCGGGTTTTGATTTCCTGAATGCTGCTCATAGCCGGCTCACCGCGTCTTCGCATTTCTTCAGCGGCATATTTAAGGGCTTGCTGTCTTTTTTCTACAGCCACCCATTCCATTCTCCACCCTGTTTTCTCATCATATGTCCACCATTTGAAGCCGGTTGCTCCTTTGGTAACCGCGTCTTCAAGGGATTCATTATGCCATTGGGCAACCATTTCTTTATGTGCTCGGCCGGTGGCTGTATTCATATCCCCTATTTCATTGAAGTATCCTCTTAACACATTGTTGGCAGTTACCCTATCTCCTATGATAGCAAAGTTATCCTTATCGCCATCAACATCTGCTTTCATAGCATCCATGCCCATTTGGGTAAGATACAAGATTCCAACAGGATCTTTCTTGCGGCCGCTATGAATGTATTTATCTTGCCCAATGTGCAGAGTAATCGGGACAAATGACCCTATGCCTGCCTCAGCAAGAGGAGCGGCCTTTACCATTCCATGGAGAGTAAGATAGCTTTTTCCTTCTTTTTTAAGAGCTTTTTTGAAGCTGCCGTGTTTATTTATCAGGTCAAGAAGCGCACTCTGACCTTTATTCGCGCTGAAGTGAGCACCGATTGCTTCTCCAAGCAAACTTTTTAGCCCTACTTGGTCAGCTGCGCTTGCAGATATAATTCCCATCCGCGGGTGAGCAAGGCCGGCTTCGGATATATCCTTGATGAGGCTATGAATGGGATGTTTGTCGAATGCCATCAGTGCATCGATCGAACCAAGCCGTGCGCTGAATCCCGGCCACCGAGCGGTCATCGTTTCTTCAAGCAACCCGCCTTTACCGGAGACTGCTTTAAAAGCATTCCAGTACATGTTCAAATAGGTCTCGCGGACACCAAGGACAGCATCGTACATGTCATCCTGGCCGGCATTGTATGCCGCTCGTACCTTGTCCATGTAGTTTTTAACAGATAGTCCTATGTCATTGGTTACACCGCCTTTGCCTGCGATCTCCATAGCTTCGTAAAAAGCACCCGGAGCGAGCATAGGCATGTATCCTGCCTTGGCAAAGTCAAGCTTCTTCCCGCCTTTGAAAGGCTCACCCAGCATTCCCATAAGCACAGCTTTTTGTTCGGACGGCAAGTGCTTCATTCCCGGGAACAGGTCTTCTGCGCCGAACTGCAGCAGGCTGGCGTATTTGCTGTTTCTGAGAGCTTCTGGCAGCTCAAGCATAATGTTCTTGGAATAGTATCTTGCGTTCTCGCGCGACATGAATCCGCGGGTAGTTGCCTCAGGATTGGTCCACTTTCTGTTTTCCTCACCAAGCATATCCAGTTCATTAAGCAGCCTGTCCTTGCCCCATATCATAACATCTTTACGTCTACGCAAATCTCCTTCAGCACCTCGTGTAAGTCCTATTATATCAAAGAACTTACGAAGTTCTTTTTTGTTGGCATGGACCGTCATTCCGAAGCGCTCTCGGATATAGCGCTTCATATCTTCAGACCACAGCGGGTCTCCTTCAAGCAGATAGTAATCTTCTGCGCGGAAAGCAACACCCCTGTCTTTGATAGCATGAGCCTTAAGGGACTTTGCTTTCATCTTCAGATTATCTAGGTCATCGTGAGTGAATCCGACTGGTACTCCCCGTGCAGCAAAAGGAAAGAACATGTGCTTATCACCCCACATCTCCATAACACCTAGACGCGCTTTTCCAGGGGCAGGCATGAATGTCTCTATCATCCAATCAAGTGTTTTGATGGATTCGCTGGACCATTTTTCCATCCGCAGATTTTGCTTGTAAAGTTTAATGGCGGTTTGCCTTCTTTCTTCGAAAGCAACGTTTTTCTTTAATTTCAGCCAATCATAGAAAGCGGACGCCTCATCCTTTGACCACAGATTGCCTGCTATTTTATTAGCTTCCTGAATAACATCTATAGATCCTTTTTTGCCGAGGGATGTTATAAGTGTATCTGCATCCACCATTTCGTTCATGACAAGCCGGTATTTGTTTTCTACGCCGTAGATAGCTTGCTGGGTTTTAGACATCTCTTCCATCTTCCAGCCAAGTCTCTCGTGAATAAGCGAAGCAAGGCTGTCCAGTCGTCTCATGGACTCCGGGGAGCCCTTCTGAATGGCATCTCTTACAACAGGAGCAATTGCATTTGTAAGGGCGCCTTCGAACATCGCACCGGGACCGGCAGTTATCTTGAGTGGGAAGTATGCATTGATATGAGGCGAACCGGCAACTATTTTCCTTATTCCATTTGTTACCTTGCTCGGCAAAGGAGAGAGAGTGGCTTTGCTCCACGGTGTTATCGCCCGCACGTTTGGAACGAATCCTGGATCCTGAGCTATTTCTACAATGAACTTGGTTTGCTCACCGAGATGACGGGCTTCAAAATTGGTGATATATCCTCCGAATCCTTTCCATGCGATGTTCTGGTCTCCTTGGTGAAAGAGGACAGACCCGTGTCCAACTCGTATTCCTTTTCCGGGTTTGCTGGGGTAGCGCGACTCTTCTTCCAGCACACGCTGGATAGCAGCGTGTCGCAGATCAATCAGCTTTCCAAGACTGCCTCCATCCTCGCTCTTAAAAGCGTTATTCATGAAAGGATTATCCATGAATTCGTCAATGACGTGTCGAGGAGGAGCTTCGCCGTGGCTCCATTTGCCTGTTTTCATCAGACCAAGCATCTTTTCCTTAACTCTGCTCTGGAAGTTTCGAATTGAGTTGTGCAGCCGTGGGTTTCCATTTGCGAGTGTAAACTCGAATGATTCGTTTTTCTTGACATTCCATCCCAACTTATCCGCCATTTTCCTTTCAATGTAACCGGATTCATCCGAGAACATTGGATGTGTTGAGAAAGCAACGTTCATCAGCGGATGAGCATGAAGTGTCTTTTGAGGATGAGCTTGGAACATTCGTTCCCACTGGGGTGTTGTAATAAAAGGTACTGTCCTGGTATGATATGACCCTTGTTTTATCTGGGCGGCGTGCTCCTGGCGGCTTCGCTTCCAGTATAAATTGCCGGATGCCCAGAACTGTCTAAGTGGCCTGGCTGCGTTCATGAGAAAGCCGAACGGAGAGTATTTCATGACATCTACCAGGCTGGTAAAGCCTTTATTCGCCATGTTGGAAGAGACAGTATGCAGATAGAGCGGAAGATATTCTTCGTCTATGCCTGTCCGCGCACCCTGCTTCATCATCATCTCGTTAAAGAGCTCTACCTGGTAATCGAAAGGAATTACCTTCATTCCGACTTCACGTTGAGCACGGGTCAGCCGGGACATCATTTCCTTGTCAGTCAGCTTAAGCCGGCTGACGGCCTGGTCATAGGACCAGTTCATGACATCCCAGTATATAAAAGCATCTGTAGCAGAGCTATGGAATCCGCCGTAGTGGGAGGCCATCTTGGGTTCACGTAGTATCTTATTACGAATAAATGTATCTATATTACCGCTGCCTACTTCTTTGGCATAAATTCTCTTAGCGATATCTCTCAGCTCAAGTCTATCTGCAAGTACAGAACCTGTTGCAATCCGGTACATCTCCTGCGGGTCTTCCCATGGGCGATGGAGAAGATTCAGCTCAGGTGCAAAGTGATTTAGGAATGTCTTTTCAAATTCAGCTTGTTTGGCAACAAGGTGACCTTTGTTCCTTTTCATGAAGTCAACAAATTTTTTCTTGACAGTGATATGAGTATTCCCTGTTCTTCTGGCATGCTCAACATTTTTGATGACTTGGTTCATGGCTTCCTGATCACCGCGTAGCATTTCAGAAAGCTGGGCTTTATTTAAGTCCTTATCACTTATACCGATGAATTCGTTGAAGACTTCTTTAATTGACCCATCGCGGTTCCGAGCGACCGCACTTATCTGGTATATCTTGGAGCGGGTAGGATCGTTGACCCGCGGCTGGACACCTGTCCGTCCCAGTAACCCTGGAGTGGATGTTTCTATATCTATGTGAACGGTCTCTGTTTTACCAGCGCGTATGTCAGACATATTAACCAGGCTCGTCCAGCCCTTGAAAGCATTGGTCTGGTCGGACAGCTTGGGACTCTGGACTCTCTGGAATATTTCTTTGGTAAAGGCACTACTATCGAAGTAGTCTATGATGGTTCCGGTAGCAGCTCCACCTACCTTGAATATATTGCTTACCGGTTTTGTAGCAGACGTATCGCCTCGTCCTGCAAGATCCCGGATGACTTTGGGAAGAGCTTTGCGGGTTGCTCCGAATGCCTGCTGAGTGACGTTAAGTCTCTTTCCACCCTCTGGTTCGTAGAAGTATCCTACCTTGAGCTGGGTTCCTGTCCAGTATTCCGGCCCGGTCTGGAGAGGAATAGGAATATTGTGGGAGGCGTGGGATCCTTTAATCAGCCTCCCATTTAGGTCTATTCGTTGGGTATGTACATTGACATCAAGTATCTTATGTCCCTTGTTGTCCGTCCGCACATGGAATTTGATGTCTGCATCCAACCCCTTGTATTCAGCCATCTGCATATTGGCTTCGTCGATCAGCTTCTTGATATCCCGGGAATAAAGGAATGCCTCGTAGCTTCCCACTTCAGTCGACACCATTCGCACCACTTTGTTATAATCAGTCGGCCGCTTGTGTGCCTCCTGAAACACTTCATTGGCGGTGGGATAAAGCTGTTCAAATGAAAGAGGCTCCGGTGACTCGCCGGGCTTCGGTTTCAGCCGTCTATACATTTCATCTGAGAAAGCACCTTCCGGTTTGGTAATGCGGGGGTCTCTTCCCATGTCAAGCACAACTGCACCGGCTTCGCCCATAGAGACTTTTCTGCTGCTTTTCACAGCATTATACATATCTCTGCTTCTGACCTCCCTGCGCCGAAGGACCTTCATATAATTGTCCAGCGCAGCGGGATGTCTGCGTAAAATGGATTCAAATGTATCGTCGTCAAGTCCTTTAATGGCCCTGTTTATATTCCGCGTAAAGAAAGGTTCGCTGGCGCCCTCAGGAGTGTTGCGCATATTTGTCAGCACACTTATCCGGCTGGAATCTATCATATCTTCTGATAGTGTGCCTTCCATCTTTCTGATTCTCGTTTCAAGTCGCTTCAGATCCTGGATCTTCCGCTCTGCTGCAGCACGCTCGCTTTGTTCTATTACACTTGCATCTGGATGAATTATAAATGAGTTTCTGAAGGAGTTAGAATATACTTTGGATGCCGATCCGGAAAGGGCTTTTTCATAAGCCTTATATGCCTCGGAGGTGTTCAGCCCGAATACCTTGGACAGCATTCGGAATGTGTTGGATTCGAACAAGCTTGAGTGGACAGGATTAAGGCTGCGCGACACCAGTTTATGGGTAACGACTGCACCGATGGAAAGAGAACCAACGAGGGATGCAGCGGCTATAATAGCTCGTTTGGTTTCGTCGTCTTCATATTGTTTTTTGAATTCCATTACAGTGCCCTCATTACCTTCATCATACCATAAGATGCATTCATAAACGATTCCATGTTCTCGCGCGGGTTACGCGAAACGTTCAGATTAACCACAATATCCTCAGGTGCTCCTTGGATGACAGACACATTAACTCCGCCGGACAGCCCTGACTGCCGAATAAGATTCCGTATAGCCGACTGCACGCTGGATCTGTTCATCCGCGAGAAATCAGGGGTTTCGTCGTTGCTTTCCCGGATATCAATGGGACCCGGGATGTAAGGCGACATTCTTACCTTTCGCTCCTGGTCTCTATAGCCCAATCCGGCCCGGTGAGCATCCAGCCCCTCCCGGCGCATTGTCTTTAACTGCACATCAGCCAGATCAACTTCGCTTCCCCATCCGACCCACTCGGGTGGAGGGAGATAATGGTCTCCAAAGAAGTTAGCCAGTTCAGCCGACTTCTCGTAGTCCCGCTGGTTCTGGCGGGCCTTGGCATCGCTGGTTCCCCACCGTGATTCAAGCACCCTCCGCACGCCCGGAGATACCATTTTTGAAATAGCTTCACGGTTGCCGGAATCTGTTTCACCCATGAATGCAAAGAGATAAGGTCGCTCGTCAGTAGGAGTAGCGCGATACATATTGGAAAAGACATCTCTGCCGGACGCAAAAGGATCTATACCAATCATAGTCTCGCTCATTTCCTGATCATATTCCCGCTCGCCTGTCTGCTCATATAACCGATGGGCTTTGATATACTTCATTTTATCCCAATATTCCATCTGCTCTCTGTGTTCCTGGACCCTCTTTGGGATGTATTGTGTTCCGGTAACACCTCTATAGATTCCATGAAGCCCTCCATAGGCAGCCATACCTAGTCCACCGACAGCAGCACCAAAAGGACCACCAAGCAGGAATCCACCCACTGCACCTGATAGTCCTCCTTGGATAGGATCAGTTGCGCCACGTAATCCGTATGCGTATGGACCCAAGAAGTTCTGCACAGGGTTTTTCCACCTGGTGAAGTCCTGCATCTCAAGCACCCTCTTCTGATATTGCTGGATTGGCGTTCTGTATTGTAACAATTTTGTGTGGAGAGGACTATTTAAGGACAGAAATTTCTCCCAGCCTGCGCCGACTGTTCTCTCAAATATATTGTATTCGGCAGCAGCTTTAATATTCTCGTTCTGGGACAGCAATTGATATCTGGGATCAGGATGTGTTATCCCACCATTGAGAAAGCGATGTGGATACATTTGGACCTGTTGCATGCTCACGTTTCTATTCTTCTGGATATTCTTGAATTCTTCGAGACCTGCTTCGTTTATCATGCCTGCACGTATTTGCGCACGGACATTTGCCAGCTCAGTTTTATATGACTTTGAACTAGGAGCTACGTCACTCAGAATCCGCAGTCTATCCAATCGAGAGTAGCTTTCTCCACCGTGGTAGCCGAGGCCTTGTGAGAATAGTGTTCCTGCGATCTCGCGGGCCTGGTGCAGCCGCTGCATGTTGAATTCTTCCAGTTCTTCAGAGTATTTGACGGGAAAGTACTTGGTCATGCGCGGGTCTTCCCGCGCAACATAGAGAATGCCCCCTTGCCACATGCCAAGCTGTTTCAGATAGTTATTCAGCTGAGACCTGTGGGTAAATCGAGGTTTGGTCAGCCGTGACATTGAATCGGCAGACACGCTTTTGATTTCCAGAGCACTTTTACCCGAGCCGACCACACCGCCTCGTAAAATAGCATCAACATAACCACCTATATCTGCCCGCGGATCATAAACATGCGCTTCGATTTTATCAGCCATATTTGCGTTAACAAGCATGTTCTGGACAGATTGGTGGATGGCGGTACCTTCTTCCATTATATCTTCTTCAGCAAGTGTAGCTCTATCTGCTACACCCATGAAATGTTCTATCTGTTCGTGGAGGGACTTACCAAGCATAGATGCACTACCTGGGAATGAATGCCGTACGTTCCACAAACTTTCATACATCGATCCAGGTAATCTCTCTTCACCCGCTACTACAGCGGTATAGGGATCACCGAGGCTGAAATTTGGGTAAGTATCATCTTCTTCCATACGTAGCCAGTGAGCTATCCTGTTCTTAAGCGGGTTATAACTTTTGGCAAGTCGCTCTTTGGGAGCGACCCGCCGCATTGCCTCGCCCATTCCCATAGGAAAGTCACCTAACTGCAGATTCCAATATGTTCTATTTGCGCTGGTTAGCGGTGATGCTTCGGCAAGGACATCTTCACCTGCAAAGGGTACTCCACCAAGCGCAGTCTCGGTTAAGAAACCCGGCAGACCGGTTGGTTCCATAAACCCACGGTACATCATTTCACTAAGCACCTGCTGACGGCTGTAAGGCGATATAGGGGATCTGTAGAGCGAAGGAGTTCGTATGCCCGATCCCGATGCACCGGATCCGCCGCGCGCAGGATTAGCACCGGCCATGGGATTAACAAATTGAGTATCTTCATTTATCATATTCTCCAACTCTTCAGAATGCATTCTGCGGGTTGGTTTTATAAGTCGTCCTACTGTATTTGCAATGAAAGGACCAAGCAGAGGCACTTCGTCGAATGGTCTGGAACTGAGCGCGTATGGCCTCGTCTGATAATGGGTGTTATGATAAACAGCGCCGACTCCACAGAAGCTGTGTGAATCCTTTACTTTTAAGTCAACTATATTGTATTCTCCTGTCAGAGACTCTATCTTAGTTACTTTCGAAAAAACATAACCGTTCTGGAAGAAATGAGACCGAGATGGATTTTCTTTAAATGCTTCACCGTTAGTGTCTATAAGTTTTTTAAATAAAATGCAATCTTTTCCTGCAACGTTAAGCAAATACGAATCTTTTTCTGTTATATTCTTTTTGAATGTTTTGTGATACCGTGTTTTTCCTTCTCTTTTGTATATCGAACTGAAGATGTTAAGACCAAGAAGAATATCTCTGCATTGTTGAATTAGCTCCAAGCTGGTATTTGCTATATTGAGTTGGTTTCTTCCTTTGGTAAAAGAACCGTCTCCTCTGAAAACACCTCTTATAAATTCAACCGCCTCATCTCTTCTCATGTCTATATAGAGCATATGTTTATGTTCCTTCTTCCCAAACTTTCTAAATGCTCTCCATAAGACGGAGTTTGATATGTAAACTTTGGATGTTCCTTTTTCTTTCTCATTTTTGATAGTAATATTTACATTAGGGAATATGTTATTTACTATGTTTTTGACATCTTTTGACCAAGTGTTTCTTTCTTTGTAAGCAAACGAAAAGCAAACACAACCTCTTTGTATATGTCCTTCTGCACAATAATATCCAAATAATCTAAATAGGTCGATGAGACCATCGTCTTTATATACTCTTGTGGGTATAAGTTCGGCGGCATCTAATCTAGAGGATGTTTTCTCGTCTTTGAATGATAAGAATCTATCTCCATCCCAGTTTATAAAATTAGGAATGGGGTATGCTAAAAAATCTCCAAGTTTTATTTCATCTGCTCTAATCCATTTTAATTCGACAGGTTGTTTATCTTTGCATGTTTTACACCTATTCCATGTTTTTGGAAAACAATATGATATCCTGTTCTTTCTTTTGGAACATGACACAGATTGATATACAAGGTATTTGTGTTCTGATGTTGTTAAACTATCTATATGACTAAGTGAAGATTGTATCGAAACCATCTGGTCAGACGCTGATGTCCATTTCTCCTCCACCTGTTTACATTTATTGTCGTGGGTCCGTATGATATCGCCTTTCTTAATATCTTTGACCTTTTTCAAGCCATGGATAGCCGTCTTAATAAGAGTATTTTCTTCTACACATTTCTCATAATGGTATGGATCGCCGAGCAGGAAAGCAAATGGATTAACATCAACAATAGGGAATGGTTTGTAGGCAAGTGCTTCCCACTTGGACCCGAAAGCATCCGGAGTATATTGGTATTGCGACTTAATTCTGTGGAACCAGTTTGCACCATAGCGGTCTACATTACCACCTATCATGGGATCACGCCCGAACATATAAGCACCCTGACCAATTGGTACTCGTCTGCGTCCTGAATATTCTTCCCGTAATTCTTTATAACTCTTGGTAAAGTCCGGATAAGGCACCATTGCACTAACGAATCTGTTTCCAAATCCGCCTGCGAGTCCTCCCATTAACATACTGCCGACACCGCGGTTACGCGTGAGTAGAGCTCCTGCAAACGCACCTGGAATGAATGTAGATGACCCGGGCATAAGACCTTCAATATATTTCATGCCTTTGGTAACACCTGTTATATCAGCAAGCCGTGCGCCCGCAAGACGCACCTTAGCAGCTTGCTCTGCAATAGCAACATTAAGACCCTCGTCAAGCATAGTGCCAGAAAATAGAGGATTTTCATCTATAGCAGTATCAAGCGCCTGCCATCCTGCGACTGCAGCGCCTGCCTGGAGAACCCGTTTCCCTATGCCTCCCCACAGCATCTTGCCAGGAGTATTATATCTTGTCTTATTAAATGCAAGAGCAGGTCCAACAACAGGCATCTGTTCGAGCACATCAAACAACCTGCCCATCATATATCCGGCAGCGACGCTCTTTCCGCTGACGGGATTGAATAAAGTCACTTCGTCCATAATAGAGTCCATGACAGTTTCACTTGGAGTCTGAGCATGGCGCTCTTTGATGATGTCTTTAATGGGCAACCGGAGTTTTCCACCGTGGCGGGTGGGTAAGAATTTCTTAAGATCCTGTAAGATAGTAAGAGATTCACCCTCTGTAGCAAGGAGAGGAATGTCCTTGGATGTAACTACAAATGGGACATTGGCGATGGCCTCGGCACCCTTATGTGTATAGTTCCTATATGAACTAAAGTGCCCGCGACCCTTTATATTCATAGCCTCGGCAAGCATACCGAGATCTTTTCTCTTTTCAAAGCCCAGGAATCTAATCAGCTCAGTAACGGCTTCAGGAGAATCATCCGCGACATTAGTTCCTTTCATAAGCCATTGACCTATAGACCGCTCGGACTTGGCAGAGGCACCGCGGAATCCTACTATCTGGCTCCACAAATCCATTGACTTCAGGAACACTTCTTCGTCTGCGCCAATAATACCTGTCTTTAAAATATCATCGGTAACCTGTTTAAATGAGCTTTCTATTGCTCCTGTTCCCGCTTTGTCTATGCCCGATAACATATCCATAAGATACATTTTGCGCAGCTGGTCGGCGCCTGTCAGATTTGTGGATGCCTTGCCGTATGTCTTGGTCAGCGCAGTTTTTCTGTTAAGATGTACATCTGCCAGCACATTTCGCACTTCAGAATACCAGGGCTTAACGGCGATTTGGTTAACACTAAGATAGTCTTCAGCGTATTTAATAAGCGAGTCTTCATTTGTCATCATACGCAACATATCAGCGTATTTCTTACCGCCGAATTCACGGCCTCTAATAAGTGTATTCGATGCATTGGCAAGCTTATCCAGGTTCCTGAATATGCTTATATATGCCTCACTCGAAGTCCGCTCGTATAAGTGGCTGAGGAAACCCATTGCAGACCGCGTTTTTAGTCTGAAGTCTTTTCCTAGAAGGTTCTTTTTTATATGCTCATCGTAAAGTTCTTTTTCAAATACATTACCCTTGGGGCTCAGAAACGGGATCTCAGGATTGCCACCCAGATTCCGGCCGGTGTGCATACGTAGCTTGTCCATCATTATCTTAAGGAAAGAAGGATGACGCTCATTTCCATGATAACCTATTTCCTGGTTCATAAAGAACTTCTTGAGCTTAGATGGATTCTTTCCAACAACACCGCGATCCCTGAGATCTTCTATATTCTTCTCAAGCCTGCCGGAGATAAGATCAATGTGATAATGCAGGTCGCCTCCGGGCTGTTCAGGAATAAGGCTCATTTCTATTCCGTTACCGCCCTTCCATCGCTCCCAACCATGCTGTCCCTTTCCGGAAATTACATTCCACTGTCCATCTCTAAAGAAAACGGCTTCTCCATTTATAAAACCAGCCATCTTCATCTGAGTAGTATCCATGGTAGATGGATTGCTTGTCAGAGCCATGTATTTCTTGCTTATTGGATTAGGAGCATAAGTCACTTCCCCTTGCCGCAGCATATAATTAGCGAACTGTTTAGACTTCCTGTTAAGCAGATTATCCAGCTTAAGCAGTCCTCCGAAGGTCAGCTTATTGGCACCGGGAATGTGCAGACCGAATTTGACTGCTGTCTTGGCAAGTGCAAGTGGTTTCATCCTGCCAAGATTCATGGTAGCGGCACCTCTACCGGCAGACCGGTATATGCCTCCGCCCAAGTATACTTTATTCATTGCCCGGGACACCATTTCAAAGACAGGATCATCGCCTTTGATCATGTCTTTCGTGCCCTTCATGTAAGCAGCAAGGTGTTCCCGCCATTGTTTTGAACCAAGCCGCTCAAGGTTCTGGGACCCGAATGCCTCCAGCATGAATTTCTCAGCATTCTTTTTACCTATGCGAGCATGTTTCCATCTAAGCGCTTCGGCAATAAGAGATCCTTTTGGTTTTACCTGAGCCTGCCTGATGAGTGCTTCAATCGGCTGAGTGACGGAAGCTGTTGAAAAAGGCATATCTCTTGCTGCAGATAGATCACCTGCTTGGTTGACCAAGGTATTTATCTGCCTAAACACATCTGCAGCGGGAGATTGCGAAGCCAGGCTTTGTGCCGACTTTTTATTATGGAAGGCAGTCCGGAAAAGGCTTTTCATTACAAACCAGTTGTTCTTGACTGCCCGGGTTCTTTCAGCTGCACTGGTAGGACGATAGGTGAATTTGTCGCCTGACCGCACAACCTTGTGTGCAACAGGTGCCATCTTACCTGAGTTGACATAGCTCCCGACAGCTGCCACTCCGCGGCCGATTCCGCGGACTTCCTGCATTAGATCGCTGACAGCGCCCTTAGGCATCCTAAATTTCTTGAGGGCAGCGATAGATCGGTTGATGGAAGCGGCATGGGGTTCGAGGACTTTTCCAACACCTTTACCGACCAGCGCAGGCAAAAAGCCTCCAGAGACAAGTCTGGTAGCACCCGAGAATAACAGGTCTTGAGGCATCCACTTAACCGTGAATTTAGCATAGTCAGCGGCAAGCGCAGGGACATTCCATATAGGAGGTGGGTTATAATTATCTGAAGGGTCTTTTGTCAGGTGACCACGAGTGAGTCTATCAACTCCGTAGAAGGTCATGGACATGCCGATATACCGGCGAGCCCATTCTTCCATAACACCAACGCCCGCTTTCCATCCCTTGGGTGTGGCGGCCATTTGATGGATATATTTCCATCTGGCTGGATTGGACATGGCCTTTAGATTGGCCATGGGCCCATGTGCTGTCTGCTCTATCTTAAGACCTTGAGACTTGAGGCCCCTTCTGATGTCTCCGAGCGCACCCCGGAATGGCTGTATGAATTTGCCCCAGCCGCGGGTCACTGTTTCTGCAAGAGGATGGGATGTGATAACGGCATCCATAAACCGGGTCTGGACAGCGCCTTTTGCGCTGATACGACCAGCTTCCCGGGCATAATTAGTTGCGCGTGCAGCCCATTTCTTAGGAAGCATCCGGGTGACACCCTTGCCGAGTGCCTTGCGGATGCCGCCCTGCATCATGGATCCTACTGCAAAGAGCAGCATTCCGGCAGCCAGGGTTTTGAACATACCACCGGCTGTCTGTTCCTGTTCTTCTTCAGGTGGGACTGGATTTTGGTTCAAATTTTTTCCTCAAGTTTGCTGTTTTTAGCACGGATTATATCAGACTGACTTCTTTGTTTCTTGGCTTGTTCCAGTGTGGGCACAGGTTTCTTCAAAGCAGCGTTTAAATCAGCCATAGCCTTGTTTTGAGCCGACTGGACAATCGGATCTGTATTAACGTTCCCTCTCCGGCCAGGCGCCGGTTCGGAGTTGGGCTCAGGAACATTCTGAGGACGAGCCATATCCATAATGAGATATGCTGTTGCCCGCACTTCATTAAGCCTGTAGAAAGGGAGGTTGGCCAGTTCAACAGGGTTGGCGCCGGGGAGTATAGCCATTATTTCTCCAACCAGCTGAGGTGTGACGCGTGAGTGTGCTTCGTTCCGTTCTTTTTCAAGCTCATTCTTCAGCTCGTCTTCAGGCGGAAGGCTTGCTTTCTGAATGGCATCTGCAAGTGAAGATATGTTGCCAGGCTTAAGCATATCAGCAGGTTTCTTCATATTTAACACACACATATCAGCCAGCATTTCGTCAAGCAGACTTTGTTCCACTTTACCGACAAGGGAATAGAATGTGTCAAGCTCATTCATGGTCATTGGGCGGTAAATGACTTCTTTACCGTCGTAGGTAACTGTTCCTATCTTACCGTATTTTGATTTCCATTTTAATAGATTATTCATATCGGCCTCTACAAAAAAGGGGGACTGCACAGGCAGTCCCCCTCGGCAAATGCCTGGGCATAACTAATTAAAGTAGTTCCGGTGGTTTGTCCGGTAAAAACCCCGACAACCGAACTATGTCATCGGATAGGAATGTGATTGTCCCTGCTTTCATAGCATTGATCTTTTCATCAGTCAGGACAGGATAAAGAACACACAGTTTCATAGCTTCTTCATCCAGTTTTTCCTGATCCATTCCCTGGTCCGCCAACTCCTTCAGCTTGGTCTTATCAGACTTCAACATACCGCGATAGATGTAAACATCCTCCCCGAATTCAGCTTGAGCAATCTCCCCGTATTCTTCTTTCCATTGCTCAATTGTTTCTTTGCTCGGATAATCATCCGGCAGTTTCTTCTCGACAGGTTTGTCGACTAGCGGCTCCATTACCATCTCTCTCCTCCTTAGGATTGTATTTTTTCCACCCTATTAGCTCATCTGCTTTGAAAGTAAGGATTTCTTCCGTGACTATATCATTAATTGAAATTCCGCTGGATTCCTCTGTGATGATAAGATTCCTGAATCCCATTACAGATGCATTTGCATGTTCATCTATAGCAACCAGTGCAACATCAACCGGCTTATTAAAATACTCTTCATAATTGGACCGGTCGAATAAAGTGCAGATTATTGATCCTTTTACATCCTGTTTTTCTCTGCATTTCTTTACTCATGAAATACCCTGTGGACTTCCAACTGTATTCATTTTCAGTTCTTTGATTATTTCATAGCTTGGCCAAGGTGCGTTGATGATCTTATCGAGTGTTCCTGTTTCCATGGTGAACATTCTTATGTCTGATCCGCTGAACGTGGTGTATGTCTTGGTAAAATGTGTTTTGGGTATTTTGATTTTACTTGGATCGAGCTTCAAAGCAGCGTCCTGCAGTTTCTTCTCTATCTTTTTTCTCTTCGGAGTAAATAGTTTTCTGGCTAACTTACCTATACAGGAAACCAGATACTCAAGTGAGGATACATATCTTACTTCTTTGATGGTTGCTCCCTCTATTCTTTCTACCAACATCTCTCCTCCTATGCTATATTATAGCTTGGATTGAAGTCGATAAATTCGTTATCGACTTTTTTGGTTGTATCCGAGATAAGCGTAGCGAATGTATTACCGACTTTGAATAAGTAATTCAGATATCTTTTTCTCCCTGAGTCGTTTGTTACTTCAATAGATACTTTTCCGAAGGGATCATTGCTGAAGCATCCCCGATAATCCTGAAATATCCTGATAACTTCATTCCTGATCCGAAAGTAAGGGTGAATATGATGTGGGTCAGGAATAACATCTTTATAGTTAATTTTGCCGCCTTCAATGGGTATGCCATCGATAGCTATTTCCTTCTTTCCCATGACTGTGTTGATGTCGGTTATATATGCTTTAATTCCGTGAAGCACAGCGTACTTGGTCCTGTCCGGCTCCAGTTGAGCCGCATTGCTGAAGAAAGATGCGTCTGCATACATCCGAACGTTGACTATATTTACATGGTATCTCTCTGTCTGTTCTTTCTTGTCGTTCTTCAGTTCAGGCTGTTCGCTGTTTGTATCCGCATTATTTATTTTAAATGTTCCAATCGCTTCATTTATTCCCCGTGCAAAGAAGCTGTATTGTTCCATAACCGGTTCGCCAGTCGGTCCAAGCACTTGGGATACATCGGTTATGTGCACATCATTGATGGATTGCACGGTGTGCTCACTTGCAGATACATTAATGTTTCCATATGTTATCAATATGTTAAAGCTCTTCGGATTAACAAATCTATCCTGGTATTCTGTTCCGGATAGAATGGAAGCATCTGTTCCTTTATTATTTCTGGTTACAACATCAAAGTTGTCGGGTCGCGTAACTTTTCTGGTACCCCAGTTAGGCTTATTGGTATTCACACCCCAAATAGAATCCTCAAGATCTTCGGCCAGACTTTCAAATCCTTTTGCGTCGCTCATACCTAGTTCGCTGAGCTGATCCTCGATATTGCTTCTGGATATCCGTGGCTGGCGGATAAGCTGCCCATTACCAAGGTCCTTATATGTCCAGCCGAGCATAGGAGATTGGTTGTAATATTCTCCGAAATCCCCGCCTTTATTTTCAACACCTCCAAGACCCAATCGATACCATTGCTTTTTCTTGATGGCATCCCGTATCTCTTTATATGTTTTACCGGAGAGTTCTCTGGACAACAGTTTACGCATAATGACATTGAGATATCCAACTTCTTTAAATGCAATGGTAAACTGACCCTGCAGCATGAATTTACCTTCGGCAACCGCATCGAATTGCTGGGAAGCATATCCCCACAGCGGAACCTTTTGCTGGGCCGCGGAATACTGGAAGGACACCATATCATCAATCCAAGTATCTCCAAAAAAGATGGCTACATTGGATCCGCAGTAGTAATCGTTGTGATACCGGATCCATTTGGTAATATCATGAGGCATTATAGCACCATTGGTTTATTGGTTTCAACAGTTCCGTTTCGTTGATACATATCGGACACATCGCTTTCAATTCCGTTATTGTAGGATTCTTCTGCACTGGTTAGACCAATAACGGCATCGGGTTTTCCATCCTGTTTTTTAAGTCCATTCCAGTACCCTTTTTCAACCAGTTTTTGCTTTGTATATGAAGAAATATTTCCCCCATTCTGAAGCTTTAACAAGTCCGTTTTTAATGTATCACGATTTGTTTTGTAATCTTGTCCCATTGTTTCACCTTCATAATATATCCACATATTATGATTTTCATTAATGAGATTCTGGACATATCTGATAGCATTTTGGTATGCACCAACTTGCCTGTATAGTTCATGGTTATATCTGATAAGCGGAGTTCGTTCTGTAAAGGTAGCTTTATTAAACATAATTGACCGGCCTGATCGCTCACCTGACTCATATGGCATCATAGGGTCTATATCCCGGGCAGTAAATTGCATCATATTTTCTGTTACAATATCGTCTACACTCATGGTCTGACCTTCGTCGACTATCTCTACTCCATATATTTTGAGGAAAGAAAGGTAGCCGTATTCATTTGTAAATGCTATACTTATGTCAAAAGGAGGTATCTGTACTGACAGTGGACTCCGCATATTTGACCCGTCGGTCTCAGGATTCTGGTCAACAGAAGGCTCATATTCATACTCGCTCAGCAGATCATATAGCACATGCCTGTCGAATACACTGAAAATGAGCGAGCCAGCTATGGTAGCCGGCCCACGGACCACACCTTTAGGATACATCCTGGTAAGCGTCCGAACAAAGCCTTTTTCCCTGTGTATTGAGTAGGACAATGTGTGGATATTACCAAGCACCATAAGAGTCCGGCCAGTGAATATAGTTGGAGTGATATCGCAGCCGGAATAGGCTGTATTGCTCTCTCCAAACTTCGAGTGGCGCGGTGCAAAAGGTTTAGACCAGTCAGTCCAATCATGAGGCCACAATGCTTCGTCAGCAGCCTTTTTAATAGCTGCAGGAGCATTTACAACCCCTTCTGAGATTTTACTGAAGGTGCCTTTCGCGAAGTCCGTTATGCCGGTAAGAATGTCTGCCATATTGTCTCCATTAAAAGTATACGCACATTGGTATGTTATACTTGCACTTTTATAATAAAAAAAATGGGGTGCCAACCTTGGTTAGCACCCCACTTAAGTTAGGAATTAACATTAGGTTAATACCTGTCCGATTCTTTCCTGCAGTTCCTGTATTGACATTTCCTCAGCTCGTGACGCAGTAGGGGATGTTTTTTGGCTATTAAACCATCCCTGTGCATCTGCAACCGGTTCCCAGTCAATAAGGTCTCGGGCCACGAATGTGATCTGGCTTTCCTCATATATCTTATGTTACCATAAGAGATGGACTATATCTTAATCCGCGTCTGCATGACCAGCATCTTTTGCTTTTGTCATGAGTTCTAACAAAATCAGTTCCGCATAATTCGCACTTTATCATTCCCCATCTTGGGTTGCCCTGATGTCCCAACCATTCCTCGAACCTTGCTCGTTTTCTAGTGAGGTAAAATGAACTGGAATCATCATAAAAATAATGATATAGTAGTAATGATTCGTGCGTTGCAGACATCATTCTGAATCTGTTATCAGACCTATTATCTGAATATATTTTGGGTATATATCCCGTTTCCTCTTTAAGCTTGTTTCCAAACACTTGGAGGAATTCTTTAGAAGAACATATGAATTCGGTCATAAGTTTGATGTTACGACGGCCTCTGGGTTGACGTGTTGTGTACACAGACCCATCGCCATCAAAGTAACCTAAAGCGAATGAACGAAATAGACCATCAGGAATTTTAGGCATCAAAAGATTCCACGTTTTTCTTGGTAGTATTCCTAGTGCCATTAAATCCATAACGATTTGCTTTCTGGTCAAGCTTAATCTGCTTGTTCCATCCTTTTGCTTGGCAATTGGATGTGGATATTCAACCTGACCCTTGATGAATTCAAGAACATCGACATCTTTCGAGACAATGATGCATTGATACAAACCATTTTTGCATACAACACATCCATCAGCGACGATGAATCCGAGGATATATGCCATATCCTCGTTCCATGTCTGGAAATATGTCTCGTTCATTTTCTTCCCTGGTCTTCCTGTTCTCATGCGGATTTCCTACATGTAGTCTCTGAGGGGAGTGTAACCCCTGGTTAACCCAGGATGCTCTTCCCTGCTGATTGTCCTTTAGAAGGAGTTTCCAGCATATAGTAAGATTTGTTTTTATCATATGTTGCCATATGAGTCAACTGTTGCCAATTGATTATATCATCAATGCTCAAACCACTTCCCTGGTTTAAGAGTTCCACCCCAAATATTCTGAGTCTGGAAATACTGCCGTATTCCACTCTGTATTCTCCAATTTCTTGAAGTGTCAGACTATCTCATCATCCTTCTTTTGAAGGAGTCGCTTGGTTTTCTCAATTCTACTTTGATAATTTACCTTATATATCATATCCTTTGTTGCAAAAGGTCTTATTATTTCAAGCATCTTTTTTGATTCAGTGTTATTGATATATAAGTAATATCTTTTTCTTTTCCCAATAACTCTGGCTCTGATATCAAAATTGGTTTTTAACATCTCCACAAGGGATGTTTGATCTTCAAGCGGAAAAGAATCCGTGGCAAATGTACAATTCCAGCCATCATATATCCTTTTTCCTTTCCTGACTCTTGTATGAGTTATTAGAGAGCCATCATCGAAATACCATAAGGCAAGTCCACGTGGTGTTATCGCACTTATTATCTTCGGAACTCTTTTGGAACCTGAGTTATAAAATCTTTTCCATATTCCGAGGAGACGTCTGTCATGTGATGTTATCATGCTAATTTGTCCATAGTATTTCTTTGTTTTCGGTATATATCTTCGACCATACCATATATGTACTTTGAACCTTGTTTTTAAAAGTTCTGCTTTATATAAAGCATAGTCTTTTTGTCTTATTGAATGTGTAATATTGATTCTTGGGTTTTTGCAATCTTTAGGCTTGCCTAAGGATGCATCGCCGAGCAGCATTCCAATAAGATCACCGATATTAATTGAGTCATCTTTTTGAGGAAGCAACATGTTATCCTCCCAGATAGTAAAATCGATAGTCGTTGAGGGTGAGAAGATTTCTTCTCTTCCCTGCTGATTGCCATATTGTTAAAGAGCAAACAACTTAGGTTTCCAGCATATTAAAGCGATTGTTCGACTGTGATTACTCACAGAAGGAACGAATTTCATTCCCAGCAGTAAGCGTAATGTTAAACGGCGGAATTTGATCCAAGTAATTTGGGGTGTCCAGCTTAAGACCAAACTCGTTTTCAGCTACCATCGCCCGACCACCGCTTCTGATGTCTGATGTTTTGGCGGCATATTCCGACAAAATCATCATATCTTTAAGTGCGCCCCGGTCGAAAACAGTAAAAATGAGAGAGCCTGCAAGCCCGCGTTTACCGCGAGCAAAGCTCACTGGGCTGGGACTGCCCATTACGAAGATCGGCTATTCTTTCGAACTGGACTATACCATCATCCTAAAAAGGAGATCCGCGTTTAGTCTCTACAGGCTATTCGTATCAAAATACGTCTTGCCCTCGGGCTCCTTAACAGTAGAACTGTTAACTTGGCCGATTTGAGCGGATTTTATTATTCCAGGGGTTGCCCCTCTGGCAGGCACCATCTTTCTTACCATTGATAAACAACCATCATAATACATGAAGTTTATTATATTGTAGACATCATTTTTGGAAGAGTATATAAGATCCCAGCAGCCATCTGATCCTTTATTATGTTGTCTTATAGTGTGTCCTCCGAGTCCTTTATTCCAAAAGAACTCTTTGATGTCTTCAACCATCTGTTTGGATCCGAGAAATTGAATGCGTTTTTCGTTGCCGTGTCTATATATCGATCCGTCACCGTCAAAAATTCCACGAATAAGATCAGGCATATATTCACTAGGAATCAAAGGTAGTTTTGTACGATGTGTTTTATGTGGTATGACACCTTTATTGATGATGTCATTTACCATTTTTCTGTTATGTATGTATAATGCGCATTCGTTCCTCATCTTTTTGACACATATTGGATTTCTGGAATCCATGACATCCCTTATCTTCTTTAAATGATCGTAATCTTTGGTTGATAGAGCTATACTTATTCTGTTAAGTTTCGGTTCTACACACCCATCTGCGATCATAAAGCCGATAATATACGCTGAATCATGTGTCCATTTTTCGAAGAAACGATGATTGATTTTATAATTGCCGCACTCTCGCTTAACACCAAGTTTCCTTGCTTGTTTCGTAATAGCTGTTCTTGACCTCCCGGGAAGCAAAGACCATACATCAGGATTCGAAGAATAATTACTCATTATGATTGAGTTTTCATCCTCCGACCATAGCTTCCTTGAATCAAGATGTTGTTTATGTGCTTTGTGCGATATGGAATTATATGTTTTGCGCAAGGTGTTTGCAATTTCCTGTAGGGATAATTTTCCATAATTATTCATAAGGAAAGAAACATCCTTATTTGACCATTTATTCCAATTTCTGTGTGACAATTTCTTCATGGATTGTTTATCCAAGATTTGCCTTTTCTCTGGTCACCGACCAGCTAATACCCTGTAGATTCCCGAGAATCAACTGCCCAGCATGCGCCACGATATCGCAGCCCGAGTGGGCAGTATATGTCCGGGTAAAGGCATTGTTTCCTAATGTAAATTGTTTCTGTGCTTGTTCAGCCATGTGTCCTCCGAATACGGTAAGGTGGGGCTTGAAAGCCCCACCTTCCGATTAGATTACGTTGCGGTTAAACGAACAGTGACATAGATGTCTCTGATCGTAAACACCGGACGGAGCACCAGATCGATTTCAATTCGTCCGATTACCTGCATAGCGTCGGTCGACTTGATTTGGAAGTTAAACCGCGTTAGTGCCTGCGGTTTAGCATCAACCATTGCCTGCAAGCCTCGTGCAATCTCGGTATCCATCGCATTCCGGTTTGACATAGTGTTCGGCCGGCCGATGAAAGGATCACACACTTCTCGGACTACATCCATTGCAGCATAAGTGATTCGCACGGTAGGCAGCGATGTGTAATCAGATCCTGGTTCTGCAGCAGTTACCGCATCTACGATAACACTTCCGCGACCTGTCTGAGTCTTCATCGTGACGTACCGGGCGTCTATCATACTCTCGTTCTGTGCCCGGGACAGACTGAATCGGGTTGCAACTACGTTCGGTATAGATTTATTGGTAGGCGATTCCTGAGGCGGCAGCGATGCCAGGAAGCCGGCGTAGCAGGCTTCACCTGATGTCGAGTAAGTGTATCCAGTTGTTGTATCCTGGATAGTTGGCTCGAAGGCAGCTACGCTGATGTCGCCGTTTTCCAGCGCCACCATCATATTAGCCCCGCGGAGTGTATCACTATAATCGACTGTGCTCAGGTCAGTGACCCAGTCGCTGACTGCTGACAGCGTGCTGTCCGAAGCTGCACTTACCCCAATAACACCGATGGTCTCGTTGACCTCTTCTTTGACGTCAGCCAGGAAATTGCTCAGCTGGGTCTGGAATCCGGCATTAATGGTCCTTTCTGCGCCCGTAACCGGATGATAATCGGTCTTGGTCGCATCCAGGTAAGCTTCCATAGGAACAACCACATCAACCGGGTAGTTCTTCAGGTAGCCGTAAGCTGTATCCAGTTCATCGTACAGCTCTGCGTTCGTCATATCCACGCCTATCGTCCCACCTTCCAGGCTCTGGAAGTTTGTGTTCAGATTGGTCCATTCCGGCAGGTACTCGTATTGGAAACCTACGATAGTACCGGAAGCAGCCAGTCCTGAACCACCAGGGCCAGGCAGGTTGTTGGTGTTGTTAAACTGCACAATACCGTCCTCTGCATCGGACAGCGTTACGTCTGTTCCAATCTGGAAATTCTGGAACGTTCCGTAGCGCACGACCATGTCAGTAGGACATGTATTGCCAAAAACGAACTCGCGTCCGCGCTGGAAGTAACTCGTGAAAGAGTTAGCGGCCTGCGCAGCAGTGAGTGTACTTGTTTCGGTCAGCGTACCAATGCAGGAATCGTAGGACGCCCGCATAAGTGTTCCCTCGGCGAATCCCCAGGCAGTAGTGGGCATAGCCCGTTGCTGCATGGTTCCGGCGCCAGGCCGAATGTAAACAGTGCAGGTCGATGTTACTGACCCGGCTGTCACAGTCGGAGGCCCGCTATAATTGCAATACCATTGACCTGTAGGCAGCACATTCCATGTAGATCCGTCGTCTGTACTGTATTCAAAGTCAAAGTCGCGGGCTTCGCCGCGCCGAGTGTTCTGCAAGGACGAATACACGCTTCCGGCTTCGGGGTAGCTGGTTACGGTATTCATCTGGTTGCTGTCCGGGGGCAGGTATGCATTAAAATCATAGTTCATGGTACCTGTCCCAAGAGCACCATCAGCCGGGCCGACAGTTACATTATCAGCCTTCTGATAGAACTCCGAGATAGGATTACCGTTGGGTCCTACCCAGTAATCCTCGGTTTGATTCCAGTCCTTTATGGCCAGGATAGTGTTATAGCTACTTTTGTTCTTGCCATCCATCGGCAAGAAATCTTCAACTGTAACAGAAGCCAGACCGGCTGTGTCTAACTCAACCAGACCGGAATTACTTACGGCATAGACTTTGGTAAGCTCATGGATTCGGTTTCCTGCGGTAGCCGGCGGATTCGGGGTGGATGTAGCTGCGCCGGTGTATAGCAATGGAGTATTACCGATAACAGCGTAATTGGCAGCGAGCAAAGCTGTGCTTAACTGCACTCGGATAGCACCACCTGCAAGGGTAGTGATACCATAAGCCGCATCGGTAGACTTGATCTTGAGCTCGAATGAAGCTTCCATCGGATAGGCTTCGGCCTCAATGATGGTGTTCAGGTTGGTGTCGGCGTTTATGGCGTCGGCCAGCTCCTGAACATTGTGAACATCTACGGTGTTGTTGTCTTCGTCAGTATCCCAGGTGAAAGTGGACCAGACCGCGGTCTTGGGGTTGTAAACAGCTACATTGGAGTTTTCATCTATCCCAATACTCACGTCGTTAGCATTCTGACTAGGGTACTTGGCGGTAAGCTTTAAAGCCACACGGCCTGTAGTTTCAGCCGATACTCCGCTTCCGCCGGTTTGTTCGTAGAGGTTCAAGTAAGCCTGGTTACCGGTACCGATGCGCATGCCGCGAATGTTCGGGGAGCCTTCGCTGGCAAACCACGCTTCATGGATACCTCTTACCAGAGATCCTACACCAAACGAACCGAATGTGTCCTCAGCAACGTCCAACGACGTAATAGCAACGGGTTCATACATAGGCCCGTCTGTCGATGTACCGATGATGATGACAGAATCATCCAAATTCGCCCGGGGAGCCACTGGATTCAGGTTGTTGTCCAGTATATTACTCTTTACCCCTGGGAGTTTGGCCATTATGTTTCCTCCTACGTTAATTAGTTATTGCTTGCCCAGTCGATTTCCAGTTTGCGAAAATCTTCCATTTGTTTTAACAGATTAATATTTATTTGTCTAATGAGAGGTTCTGATTTAACGGTCAGTTCCTCTGTGCGTACATACCATTGAATTGAGCGGTTGGATAATCCATTCCGCCATTTTAACAGTTCTTCATCCTGCAGCCGGCGCCAGAATCCCATTTGATTGACTCCATGCTGCCGGAACATTCCTTCATATGTTACCATAAAGTTTTTGAACCATTCTACGAGATCTTCTGCGGTTCCAGGGTCCTTGGTCCAGATATCAAATTGTATGATATTGTCCATCAATTGTCCCTTGATGTCATAACTTTCTGTTATTTCTCTGTTCTGATTTTCTGTTCCTGCAAAGACATCATTCACGTTTACATCCCGGTACCGCGGTTTAAATTCTTTGACGGGACCGAAAGGTTGGCCGGACATACTTGCCGGGTCCTGCCGCTTTACTATCCATGAAATTGTTTCATCTGGAATGCTTGGGGCGGTAACGTAATTAGCCCCACCTTCTACAGCACGTCTTTCTGATCCGGTCAGGCTGCGGCCCAGCTTGCTTTCTATATATGCTATTGTATCCGTTGACTCAGATTGGCTTACGATGTAATCGGGGTATGCCGGGCTGAAGCGCAATGCAGGCCTCAATATTTTTAGCGATTGCCAGCACAGTGTGGTAAACCCGCGAATGGATACAGCCGGATATTCACTCGTCTGCTTAGGCGGATCCGAATCGCTTGTTTGATAACGAGTTGTTCTACTGCGTTTTATAACATGACGCAGGTAGTATTTCTCGTACGGATCAATTACTACATCACCATATATTTCTGCCACTATGATCTCCTCATACCGAATTTCAGATTTCTATGCCTGTATCCTTTAGGACTTGGGACTTTTCTTGGTTCAGCCCCTTCTACCCATACAATTCCTTCAGTTCCTTTACCTATGTGGTCACCTATATATGCTCCTTTGGCATCTGCGCTGTAGTCTACATTGCTGAGGTCTACCAAGACACCTGAATGAGCTGTATTACCTCCAATACCTGTTGATTCTACATAAATGTGTAATGTTCCTGTTCCGTTTGGATATCCTGCTGTTCGTATATGTCCTTTAAATAATCCATTTCCCTGATGACTCATCGTGACCAATTCACCGTTGTTTATACAACACTGTGCATGTGTAGGACATCCGTTCGCATAACTTATAGCTGAACTTGTGACCGTTGCTAAAACCTGGATGTTTCCCGCTATTTTATCGTTAGGCAATGGTGTTGTACATACCACATTTGGAAGTAAATCTAAGGCATCGACCCATCCCATGTCGACTCCGCCATCACCTGTTCCTGCACATGGAGAATTACCATAAATACCGAAGCTGGTTAAGTTAATAAAACTTGGGTCTGCATCTATGTTTCCCGTCTGTGTATCTATGTTTCCTGTTATATCTGTATTGCAAGTAAAAGTATCGTTGTATGACACCGAGACAGTGGAACCTGCTAGTCCTGTAAAATTTATACCCGTTGTGGCTGTATGAACGATGTTGCTCAGAACATTAACGGTACATCCTCCTACTGCTTCTTCAACTTTAATTGCAGTTGTGGTATCATATACGGTACAACGTCTAACGCTGCATGTAGACGGTTCGATAAATATGTAAATCCCGTTGGTTATTCCACCTCGAACAAGGATATTATCGATAGTTGCAGCATCGACTCCTGCTCCTCCCCCAGAACAATATATTCTTAGGCCAAATGCTTGTGCTGCAGTAGTGATATCCAAATTATTGGCTATAACGGTTAGCTGTCCACTCGCTTGGTCATCAATATCAAGTGAATCGATTTCGAAGTGATGAATGTTTACAGTAGATAAAGCTCCGCCTACAACAGTATTCTGTAAAGCCAATCTAGGTAGAACAGGATAAGGTTTTACTTCAAATTCTGGCTTTATTTCGAGGTCATTTCCCTCGGGAATGTTGTTGGCACCTGCGTATGCTGTTGTATATGTTCCTCGTCTTACCCATACAGTCGCATCATCGGGATTAGCCAGATGGTGCGTTAATACCGTTGCAAGTTCCTGTGCAGCAGTAGCCCAAGAACCATAAGGGGCAGCTTCTCCTGAACTGGCCTTATCAACATAGTATGTACTGGCCATATTGTCAAAGAACTAGTAACTGGTCTTATCACCAGTTGCGACGACCGCCCAGAACTCAGTGCGGCCAGTTATGTCGCGCATTCGTTTAACTGCTTTTATATCAAATCGTTCTGTATATTCAGTAATGTCGCTTGATGTCGGAGTAACACTGTTATCAGCCCAGGTAAATTCATATATCTGATCCTGGGTCTTTGGTTCAAGATCGTGCTCGAAGTAGAACACTGTAAAAGGCACGGGCAATACACCTATCGGCATGCCCTGTTCATTGTATATGCTTGAGAAATTCACTTTTCTAGCAAGGTAAAATTCGTCTTCATATTCCCAGCCCGGACCTCCTTTGCCGGTTCCTGTGCTAGGGTCATAATATTCGCTTGTTTCTGTCAGATCGAACCGCCTGTAAGCAACCCAATGGCCGCGTTGAATATCACCATCACCGCCACCTAAAATAACATCCATTTCATGGCGCAGATCTATCTCTGTGCTGGACATGTTTATCCAGAACTTATTGTTCTGTTTCGTACCTGGAAAGAATGTCATTCCCATTATGCTTTTCCTAATGATCTTTTTCTAGACCGTTCCATTCTATTTAATTGTCTTCGCTGTTTTTGGAGTCCGTTCATTCTTTCAAGCTGTCTTCTTTCTCCTGCTGAACTTGAACGTCCGCCTAAGCAGCCGAGACCCCTTGAAATGTGTCTTTCCAGATATCGTCTTAGATAACTCATCAGTTATTCACCGTTTCGCTTTCGGTATCACTATGTGGATCAATGCGCTCATACCACCTGGATCCGCCTTGTTTGTACCAAGGTCCCTTGCCACGCTGGTTATTAAGCTTCTTAGGATATCTGCCGTAGTAAGATGAATCAGGCGGATGCGTCCGCGGATCATTCTTGGACAGGATAGCATAATCCCGGGGAGATCTAAACATTGCTTTTGCGTTGTTCAAACCCTGTAATATCCTCTTGCGCAGCCAATCTATTAATTGATTATCAAATTTCTTTGTAATGGAGAAATCACCGAGGCGTTTGGTGCCTCCTGCAAAAGCTCCTTGAAACATGACTATATTGAGCAGTTGGTATTCAGTTGCCCAAAACACATAGTCACTCACGTATTCCTGTGGGTCCGACCGGTCCACACTGAAGCCGTTATCTTCTGCTTTATCTTCTGCTTTCAGACTCTGTTTGAGGATGATCCGGTTGATTGTATCGTCCGGGATCTCGTCCAGGACAGGACCCATATCCAGGCGAATATCTTCAGGTGTCACAAAGCGTGGATAGAAAGTGGCTGTAAAGGAAAATTCATAGTCACTCTGCAAATCTCCAACGCCCGTTGTATTGGACTCAAGACCGGCTGGAACAGTGATAGTATACTCATAATTGTAGTCAAGATTCCCATCTGTTGTAGTTATATACACATACTTGGAACCCTGTTGCCTGGTGATAGTATATGTCCAGCTGCCTAGTGTTTTACTCACCTAGCACACCTTTGCGTGTTATGGTAATGGTGTCTTCCCATCCGTCATCAGGATTGGAAGGTAACTCATTGAATTTTATATACATAGAGCTTGTTGCTCTGTCTACGTTCGTTTCATTATCTTCAGGAGACGTGGAAGATACTTGCAGGTACGTCGATACACTGACAGTGCCTGACGTTGCCGGTGCCTGGTCAGCAACCGCGTCACCGGTGTCCGTTTCTGCTGTTTCCGTGCTACCTGTCGTAAAGTCATAGATATAATGGTCATTCATGTAAATGAGGTCGCTACCGGACCCTGATGTGGGTCCGGTAGTGCTCCCATATACAGTTACTTTATAACGAGTATTGGCCTTGAGGTTCGTATCCGGCGTGAATATAAGCCGTTCTTTGTTGGTTGACCGCGTTACTGTCCCAGAAACCTGGGTCATATCAGCGTCATCCTCAAAAACGAGCAACCAGAAGATAGATAAATTGGAATCCCAGTTAAGGTCAGCGTTGAAGTTGACCCATATAACTGTGTTTATCGGGACATTATTCTCATCTACCGTCGGATTCGTAGCCGTGATTCGAAGATCAGCCATTACACTAATTGTACCTTCTCTTCACCTTCTTTACGGATTATGTGCCCGCCTACCTTGCCTGATTTCAGTTGTTTTTCCAGTGCATCCACAATGGCAGAACGAGGAGCCGAGAAGTCGGTCAGACCCCTTTTTTCCAGGGACAGCATGTGTTCCAATGTCGACAGATCGTAAATAGATATAATGGTATTCAATAGATCTGGTGTGTTCTTATTCAGCAATTTCTGAGCAACGGATTCGCGATCCTTGGATATCTGCATGCCGTTATCATCCCAGTAAAAGTCACCTCGGCCTTCTGCTTTGGATCGAGGAAGCCCTTCCCTTAGTTGAGGCTTTGGCTCATCAATCTTCATACCCTCTTTATAGGGTTTGAGCTTGCCGTTGGCTAAAGCAACTCTAATTCCTGTCAGATCAACGTCATCAGGAATTTTACCTATCTGTTGCATGCGGGAAACACCTTCACGACCTTCTTTGTCTTCTGATATTACATAGAGTTCGAGTCCGCTGCGTTCGATATCCCGGAAGAAAGAGCCTTGAGCCAAGTACACTTTCATGCCGTATAGCTCTTTGTCTGCCACTTCCATCCAGTTAACTTTGGTTTTCCCTTTGGAATCCTGTTTCTTGGATTTCCTTTTAGGCTTTTCGGTCTTGGCCTTGGAATCTTGGTCTTTGGCCTGAGTCTGAGGTTCGGGTTCCTCAGCCGGAGTCTCCCGGTCCGGTCTTACTTCGTCCATGTTCTCCTCCTATTAGAAAAAAAGGGCTTGGGGTAGCCGTAAGGCTACCCCTCGCCCATTGGATTAGTCTACACTCACACCGGAGTTGCTAATAGCAGTGGTGTGGTCCAGACCTGTCAGGGTTACATAATTCACGTTAGTGAAATCGTAATTCCGGGCGATGACGATGTCTTTGGCAACGCCGACGCTCTTGCCCTGTTCAAGCGCCTGCATACCCCAGAACTGCCGGACCTTAATGGCCTGGATGTCCTGTTCAGGTTTCTTGAACTCCATGGTTTCCACGCCCCGGCCATTGGTGGCCAGGATACCGCAGTTCTCACTGTCCAGCATAACGATGTCGGAACGTCCGGCTTCGCCTACCTGAGAACCAGGGGTATAGCGGTTATAAGGAGTTACCAGAACCTTCAGAGGGGAAGGCAGGTAGCTGGGCTCGATATTGAAAGTAGCGCCCAGCGGGTTAAGCGTGCTCACCCACGGATTGGCACCGGTCTTACCCGTAGTGGAAGGCGGTCCTTGGCCGGCGGCAGCAGCGGTGGCAGTACCGGTAGCCGAAGTCACGATACCGCGTTTGTTGTGGCTAGTTCCCCAGCCAGCAGCAGCGGCACCGGCAGGCATACGCCGGGAAGCCAGTGTCATGCCTTTCAGCACAACCTCGCGCATTTCCGTATCAGTCATGAACATCCGCCATGCCAGCGGGTTCATGATCAGTGTATCAGGGGTGAATCCTCGCATTACGAGCCAGGCATACATGTCAAAGACATCATTGGCCGTCATAGACCCGTTCTGCGATCCGGTCCGGTCCCGGCCGGTGCAGACACCGTACTGGGATCCGGTAGGCACAGCATTATCGAAAAGAATAGTGCCCATGGCATCCAGCATCTGGACGCCCTGCTGCTCCTGCATCCGGCCTAATCCGCGGCCAACAGCCCGCAGGAACAGTCCGAATACGTCGAACAGATTGAGGTCGATGACCTCATCAGGCACCATGATCTGGCAACCATACTTCTCGATGGTGAGGGCGACCATGTCACCCGCACCATAGTTCCACATGACCTGCGGGTATTCTACGCCCACAGGAATTTTACGTGGTTCCACGGCACCCATAGATCCGATCTCCACGCGCTGTCCGAAGTCCATCCGGATAGGTGTGAAGCAATTCGGCACCACGAGGAGAGCGGGTTCCAGAGCTTCACGGATCACGTAAGTGACCGTATCTGGGATGAACCGAGTCAGGTCTTTGTTGGTTACGAGGTCATTGAAAGTCATCTCGCCGACAGCGGGATTTCCCTTGTTGTCCTCGTACTCCACAACGCCGTCGTTGGTCAGGCAGTCGTAGATCTGATTCAGGATGCCCAGGTCTTCTTCTGAATAGAGTTTCTTCATTGAAGTTCCTCCTCGCTTATATATTCAGTTGGATGCGAACAATACCGAAGGTACCATTCTGTACTGCAGCAACCACGTTGTTTATGGTCACGCTTGCGCTGGCTGCGTTCCGCGCATCGTAGACGAATTTCCACAGGTGAGCCGGCAGGCCACCTGTGTCGGTTCCAGCTGTCTGACTGCCGGGATAAGTATCAACCAGCTCCATGAAGTGTTTCGGATAGCGGCTGTCGGTTCCGATTACCCGTCCCATCACCTGGATGCTGTCGGTCGAAGTCAGGGCGTATTCACCCCACTGATCCGGCTGTACTAGCATTCCGGCAAAAGGAGTTGTGGCGCTGGAAGAACTGTTGCAGTACATGAAGGCATGGTTACGCCACACGGCATCGTACACGCTGGTGCTCGGAGATGTTCCGAACGTCTGAGTGCTTGTTCCGTTATGATCGTAATAAGGGATCTCTACGTAATAATCGCACAGGATCCCGTCAGTGCCCCACATCTGGTAGTTGAGATATTTGCCCCGAATGTCCTGATATACATCACCCATGATCACACCAACAGGGTAGTTGGCGGGCAGGGTCAGCACATCTCCGCTCGAAGCAATTGTCCCGTCCGACTTGTACGTTGATGCATTAGAGCTATTGTCCAGCGTACTGTAAGTCAGGTTGGTCACGTTTCCTTGGTTGGCCGGTACAAGCAGGCCGAACACGCTGTCATCGTAACCAAAGTATTCCCCGTCATCGGCTACCAGCTGTAGGCTGGTGCTGGTGGCGGTTGCATCGTTGTACACATATCCTGATCCCGTTGAGCTGATGTTCGTAATAGCACCTGATGTAGCCATAGTGCTATTCATATTTGTCAGCAACGACACGATCTTGCCCTTGTTGATTACAATGTAATCCTCAATGGAAGTATCCTGCCGCATCACCGGGAGGTAACGGTATGGATACAGAGCAACCCACGGACGCTCACCATCACTGAGCTCGAACACGCCCTGAGGAATATCGGACTGATTGTACCGAGACAGATTGGCGCGGATGGGCTGCCGACGCAGCATAGTAGTGTTAAAATTGAGTTTGGCCATTGAAAGTCCTCCTTATTTTATTCATCGTTCTTAGACCGTACTCTGTTTCGAATCATCTGGTTGACCTTTTTGGTCCTTTCATCAGTTTCCTCGTCCTCTTCCTGATGATAGATACCTGCATTAGATTCATCTTTGCGCCGATGTTCTTCATCAATCTGCTCTTTGGGCTTATTGATATTCATAACAGTGGCCTCCAGGTCCTCCAGATTTTTATCCAGGACAGACTTCTCGAGTTCGGCGAAATCATTCACTTTCTTCTCAAAGTCTTCCTTGGTCTGCAGTTCCTTCATGTCCTCTTTGGACAGAGCCATCCGGAGAATAACAGCCTTCTCGGCTTTTAACCGGTGGATGTCCTTCATAAGGTCAGTCCGTTCCTTAGCAGCTTGCTTCGCCTCGTCCTTACGAGTGTTGATCTGGGATTCCAGTCCAACTTTCTCGTCGTTGAGGGTTTTGATCTTTTGGTCAAGAGCATCTAGCGCTGTCTTAACCCCGCCTTCTTCTCCAACCTGAGCTTTCAGGTTGTCATATTCCTCCTTCTTCACATAGTCCTTCAGAAGTTCGTCAATATGAGTCTTCACAGCAGGTAGGGCAAGCACGTCCTCGAGTTCCGCATCGCCGAGTTCGATAACTTTCCATTTGATCTCGGTTTCGGTCTCTGAATCCCACTGTTCAACTTTAATGCCGAATTCCTTGGCTTTTGTAGAGAGAGAGGTATGAGCTAGTTTCTTATCCTCAGCACTATTGACGATATCCAATCCGAGAGAATCAAGGGAATCCATTACATTTTCCTTCGTATCCATAGGATACATCCGGATCTTGTCTTCCCCATCTCCTGTAACCAGAGCGAATACAGCATCGTCCAGTCCGGATTGTTCACCATCTTTTGCCGAGGAGGTTTTACATCCCAGCGACTTGGCTTTCGACCTGATGCAAGACAGGATTGAGCTTTTTGGGCTTGGACCCTTATATCGCTTCAGGAGACGTAAAGCTGCTGTCACGTGGGTACAATCAGTAACAGGGAACGAGCGGTCTTTCTTTCCACAGAAAGCGGATGCCTTCATGTTCTTCCGCTGCTCCGACGTATACTTCTTGTCGAATAAACCGTCCTCATCTTTGACCATTCCATCCCAGATAAATTCCGCGATTTCGTAGTCGGCATCATTGAGTCCGGTTGCCTCGTCAGCAAACTTAATCATACCATCCTCCTTATCAAAGGAATCAGAATAGATCGGTTCGATGTGTGAGTCCCCGAACTGCACATTTTCGCGATCCCACCCTAATTTCTTGGCATATTTGTCGGCTGGTTTGTTAACAAATGAAACTTCTTTGTAACTGAAGTCGTTAACTATCCAATAGCATAACTTATCTTCGTATTTCTGCCCACGTTCGTGCTCACACAGATTATCACTTTTCACATTTTCGCCACAGATAGAGCATTTAACATCTCGTGCACCGAAAGAGACAGATACAGTTTCATATCTGTCATCCATGATTTTCTGAATGGCATCCGGATCCACGATCCTGGCGTACAGCAATATATGACCAAGCGGATCCATAGATGGTGTTTTTTCATCCACAGATGTCTGGACATATTCTGCGTTTATTACCCGGCCGATATTATCTTTGCTGTCATCGTGGTTCTTCAGAACAGGCTTATTGTAATCCTCGGTCCAGGTTTTTGCACTGGCTCTCATGCCACCCGGGGTGTACATACACAAATTTCCGTTGACATATCCGGAGTGAGTTGCTTCCAGTTTGACAATGAGAGGCGTGACATTGGCACTGTCTTTGAATTCAAAGCGTTTCTTCTCCTTCGAAGACAGCGGGGTAAGACTCATAACATCATGAAAAATCATTTCCTTAGGCATCTTTCCTCCTATTCCCGTTTCTTTCCGTCAGTTCACACATGTGATCGGAGTCAAAAGGAGGAATCTGGTCTAAGGTCATGTTATCATTTATCTTAAGTTCCACCGTATCTCCTGTGTGACTGATGTGGTTGATGCTGACCACATCCTCTCCTGTACTAAGTATATATCTCACTACACCTAAATTATACGCTTTTGCCATGCCCATTCTTGACAAGTATTTTATTTTAAAGCGCATAGAGTCGAAAATGTGATCCAACATAAGGCTCTTTTCTTTAAATATATCGTCCTCGTTTTCTATTATCATGTCACTTAGGTCATCCAGTAACATATTGATATTCATGGAGTTATAAGAATCAATAGATTTATCATCAGAAATAACCCCAGGAATGCTCTGTAGCCCAATACGATATGCTGAAGATGAATATTTTTTCATATAATCTTCCATCATACCGCGGGAAAGCTCCATTATTTGCTCCAAATCATGTTTGCTTCTGTCTCCAAAGTGACCCGTATGGCGTGCCTTCATATCGCTTATAAGGCTGCTGACGTCATCATATGTTCCTACATAGATGTTTGCTATGGAATCAGTAAGAATATTGATTCCTAGGTCATCCAGGGCTGTTCTGAGCGGTATTGCTGGCTTTACCCCGAGCTTGCCGAACTGATTCTGTGGCCTTACTTTGGTTGTAATGGATTTATCTCCGTTTTCACCCGTGCTTTCATCGTATGCGCCCACATCTGCTTTGGTTGGGAACATGAAGTACCTGGTTTGCTTGATTTCGTCCGGTGTCATCGGATCCCGGCCGATTTGTTTTCTCAGCTCACTATGGGTAGTAGCATTCTTAAGGAATTTATCCACCTCATGGTTTTCCTTGAGTGTTTGGGCACTAATGTCTATTTCAGGGATAAACATCTCAACTTTGTTGAATTCGTCGTATTTATCGTAGGAATACCCGCCTTCTGCAAGAAGTTCGCGTGTAATAGCGTCAAATCCGCGTTTCAGACACTTCTGGAGGCGTTTTACTGCATCCTGCAGCTGGATTTCCTGGACCTGGGCTACGTTCCTTGAAGTACTCCCGCCTTCCCCAAAAGAAGTGGACGATTGTGCAAAGGCGGCAAAAATACGCCGGCTGAAGTGATTCAGGTAAGGCATTACATCGATTGCGCTTCCTTCGGCACCGATGACATCCAGTTTGTTCCGGCCACCATGAACAAAGATACCGTGGACCGGTTTATTCTCTATATCCTGAATAGCATTGTCAATTTCCCAGTCCTCAGGTGGGTTTTCTTCATCACCTATAATATATTCGAACAGCGGAATGGAATGGTGGAAAACAAGGATTTCCACATTCTCTTCCATCTTGCGTAGTGCTTCTACATCGCCGATTGCCGGGACCAGCAACGGTGTTCCAAAGCTCAGCCCTGGTTTGCGGGCAAATGCAAAGTGCTGTATGTCCCGCGGCATGTAATACACGATGTCACTTTCAATAGACAACTTGTACTTAAGTGGAGTTCCATTTTTCTTCTTGGCGATGGTGATATTTGGACTATCCAAGACATACAGACCGGCAATAGGGATTCTTTCGAATCCAAAGATGGTTTTATAGCGGTGGCCTCCGCTGGCCCTGTCATTTCGGGCCTTGTGCATAAATGTGTTGGAATAAAGCACTATATTGGTAGCAGCGCTTTCTACAAGTTCATCGTGAGCAATATCAGTAACTTGAGCTATTTGATCATAGCGTTCTTTGATATAAGCCACTGCCCGAGGGTTATCTCCTATCCATTCCCAACCGTTCTTAAGCATCAGATCAACCATACGATCCACGGCCCGGCGGACATATGTATCCGCATCATATACCATGGCGCAGTTGTTCAAATCGTATTCAGATACGTTGAACAGATTTTCATCGTCAGATGCGTTGTAGGACAGGTTCTTCTGGATGAGCTTTCCCGATACCTTCTTGGTTGTAAAGTTAGGATCCTTTTTGTCCTGCAGCTTGCTTTCTTTAATGAAAGATATAAACGGGAACTGAGAATGGAGTTTTAAGTTCAAGTTTCCTCCAGGGTGGCTTTTGTTAATTTGTCTACCATCTTTGTATAGATATCGTAGACTTCAGGTGTAACGCTCTGACCGCAGTCAAGAGCGTTTGAATGGGTAGTCATTGCCTGGTTGGTCATTTCATCGGAATAATCCATATTCCGTTTGTAGAAAGACCTCATTTCATTCTCGCTTGGAATCATAACCCCTGATTCCTTTAAAACCTGTGCCACTGATTTGGTATTGATAATGCCTTCACGTGTTACAATAGGTGCGCCTGCTTCACCCGTATCATACCAGCTTGATATAATGTCATCCGGATTCAGAAGAGCCTCCTGCTTTACCGTATCAAAATCCATTTCAAGACACATCTCGCCATTTTCGACAGCACGGATAATGATGTCTATTATATTGCACATCCTGCGCAAGAATTCTACTGTCTTTATCTGGCCTAGCGAACCGTCTATTTCATTGACGGTCTGCCGAAAGCTCTTTCTAAGTTTGTTCATAAAATCGCGGATGTATCGTTTGAAAAACTCCAGAATGCCATAGTCACCTATAAAGAAGTTAAGGGTGACATCAAGCAGTTCATCGAATGGAATACATTTTGCGATCGTTTCATTTCTTCCTTGCGGCCCTTCTTTGTCTCTAAGACCCAATGCACCCGTAATATCTTTGTATAAGTCATCCGCCCATGTATCGAGCCCTGCATTGATAGCGGCTATTCCAACAGCAATAAGCATTTCAGTCGAGAAAGTCAGTATATCAAAGTTACCAAGTATGCTCTCGCGAAGTTTGACGGATAGCAGATCCATCATAGCACCAATAATGGCCTTGAGTTTCCTCAAGAAAACAAGTAGGTTATTTTTCTTAATGTCTTTTTGGTGGATAGCACCCATAAGCCGTATCAGACAGCATAATGTAATGGTGTCTTTATACCAGTTTGTGAGAATAGAATGGGATTTCTCCAGAAAATCCCTGACATATCTGTTTACCTCATGACCCACGGCGATAGCTACTTTAGATTCCTTGAATTTCTCGAATTCATCGTCCAGACCAAGTCCTTTCAGACTTGCGGTAAAAGGCCTGGCAGCATAGTGAGCGAGAGTCTTCGTGCCAGCCTGCAGATAATCACCTGTTACATCAGCGACTTTATCCAACCGGTCGGTAAGATCACTGGGCACCCGTCCGTCCGCAACATCTTTAGTTGCGTCGGCAACTGCCTTTACCCAGAGAGTATCTTCTTTTTTCTCAGCCATTACTTTCCTAATATCATGCTACGATATGCATTAGCCTGCGGTCCCTGCCAGCGTGCCCGTTGGGTAGGACGTTTGGCCGTGTTTTTAGCAAGCTGTTCCGTTATTTCGCTATTACGGGACATAGCGTATATATTCTTGCCGACTTCAAAGTAATCGATTGTTCTGTCCAGCATACTTTTCATGATGAGCGCACTGGGATTTACTCCGGATGAGCCGGCACCCGATGTCATGGTAGATGCGCCTTCTGCTCCACCGGTGGCCCATTCATTAACTGTATCTACTATCATGCCTGCGTTATTAATGCAATCTGGAGGAATAGTGATGAAAGGGGCATCGGTTGATCCACTTGCTTCTAAATCAAGGCCAAGGTCGGTTCCGGATAACGCCTCATTCCCGAGTTTGACTAGCTGAGGATAGTTACCTTTATCTATATCATCCTGGTTATAAACTAATGTTCCGACAACCTCAGTTTTCTCGTCTCCATCCTCTTCTTCTTCCATAAGCTTTTCTTTTTGCTTATCAGTGTATTCAACAGTTGCCCACTCTAGTGACTGTTCGTCATTATACCATGATTCTGGTCTTTTATCTATTTCCCCTGTTTTCCCCTGTTTTATAATATGCTTCCTCCATTTTTCGTAACCAAGGATGCAAGGTCCAACTTTGATCTGTCTGTGTTCTGATGACTCTTTGCATATTTCTTTTTTATTAACACCGAGAACATCTGTGGTGCCAGGAGATTTCTCATCAAGATTTTTTAGCGTTTTACATATTATCTTATTTATTTTCTTTATTATCCCTCTTACTATTTTCTTTAGAGGCCATATTGCAAACTTAGATAATACTGTTTTGAACCATGTTAATACTTTAATATACACCATAGCCCATAGCATTAGAAATAGATTCAATTTCCATTGCCTGTCCTTCTGGTCCTTAATCGATTTTATCGGCACAGTAGGAGCATCCGGCTTCGGATTATATTCAAAAGCAGCTGCTTCCTCGCAGTTCTCAGCCACTTTGCCTTCTCCGGTCGGAACCTCCAGACCATTAGCTCCTTTAGTCGCGAAAGCAAGTGTGGTTGGGTCATATCCGAATTCACTGCCTACGCTGTTTTCCAGCGTCCTCATAGCTTTCTTCCACACATCTTGAGTAATAGTATTATCTCCTCCGAATGCCTTAATTGCATTTAGGAGAGAAGGCCTGTCTGCACCGACAGGAATATTCAGGTTTTTGGTCTGGTCGTCTATAATGCCTTCCATAATATCTATCATACTATCGACAACAAGCATTTCTTGTCCCACCAGCTTTTCGTCTTCAGCAAGCTGGTCTACTTTATCCACCTTAGGCAGTGTATAGCTCGGCGGACTCTCGATTTCTCGAGGTTCCCTTCTTATCCTTGGCTGATATTCAAATGCATTCATATCTTTAAATGGCGCTGCGGGGGCGGGAGATTACCCCCGCGCGCCACCCGGAAGGAGGAGAGCTCCTTGCGTCAGAACGAACGCTCTGACGGCCGAGAAGTCAATCCCCGGCTTCTTTTGCTGAACAACGCTCTATTCGAATGAACTGAGCGGCTCCGCAAGTTTAACCCAGTACCCCCTCGTGTTTTTCCCCATGGTCCCTGTATCCAGGCACCGCGAGAGCGTGGTTTCCTTTCATTTTTATCCCACTCACGTGGATCCGCAGTGGGTTCAGTATATTCATAGTTCCATCCGTCAGGTATGCTCTTCTGGAAAGATGGACCTTGTTTTGTTTCCTGTATACCACATTTCTTAAGAATGTCTTTTCGTGGATCGTGTTCATCCCAGCGTTTAGTCAAATGACCCACTTCCGGCAGGAGCCGCACTGTGCTTATTCTTCGTACATGTGTGCTGGTAGGCACATAGTTGTGCTCATTATATTTGATATGCAATGCAAACACAGCGCAGAGAAGGGCATCATGTATATGATCATTGCCTCCTACATATGTCGGCACACCTGTGGTTGAAGAAGTGGTCTTCACGCGATATTCCCGCAACTGGCCTATTAACAAGGACTTGCCGTCTTCTTCATCCTGAGACATTATAAGATCATGATTCTCGATTACACTTTGCAGTATACCAACCATAAGTGGCTTAGTGTTCTTCTTTACATCTTTCTTGGTGACAGGATCTTTGACAGTTGTCTTAGATCCGAAGTCGATTGCAATGGTCTTCTTATCAAGTCCACTGTCAGGATGTTGCTTTCCATATTTTTTTAAATCCTCCACCTGCAGCGTTCCAAATCCTTTGTCCACAGCCACCAGCAGGAAATTATATCTTTTATTAAGCTCAATAATGCGGTTAACGGCAGTTCGCTGATTTGCATCTTTGACAGCAATAGATTCGCGATATATTACATGGTATTTTTCGTGGGTATTTACTTTAACTTTCTTGCCATTGTCGTTGATGAAAGTAATGATCTTGGGTTTATCATAGTAACGTATAATGACGAAATGGTTGCCTTTGCCTTCTCCGTTCCAGTCGACACCGAGCACATATTTAGCATCTTTTTCAACTCTGTAATCGCTGTATTTGTAATTGTAAATGCATTCATCTATGTCGGAGTGTTTATATACGCCATCTAACGCCTCGGCAAACTCAGCAAGGAATTCAAGGGCATATATATCTTCCGGATACTGGCGCTTAAGCTGATACTCTGTTGATTCACTAATTGGTTTGCCTTGTGCAATACAATCATCAATGGATAGCCAGTTTGGACTTACTTCAGGAGGCTTATGATCTTCGTACCACCCCAAGGTCTTATCACAACACCAGTTATAATAGTAACTTCTGCGGCCGGATGGTGTTGAAGATGCCCAGATAGTGGTGTCTTTTCGTGTCAGGATTAGAGGCAGAATGGCTTCAATAGAAGCGTCATCGAAGTAATCCGCTTCGTCCAACCAAATATGGGAACCACCGACCGACCGGATATTTGCTGCCTTTATTCCGGACCGCACACCAGCAGTATATGCCTTAAACTTAGTTCCGTTTCCAAATTCAATAAGATAAGGATTCCTGAGTGTTTTGACAATACCGGCTTGGATATAAGGGCTGTCTCCTATCATCCGTTCCAGGTTATCAAATATTTCCCGTACCTGGGTCTCATACGGACAAATAAGAATGCCGTTTATATTAGCAGTCGTAAAGCATTTGTGTAGAATATCTACGCATAATGATATACTTTTACCGAGCCGGCGGGGCCATCTAACCACTCTCCGTCTATTTTTAACACAGAGGAGTCCTTTCTGATACCAACGAAGCTTCATTGGTTCGTCAGGGTTCTCAGGATTCCGAAGATGGTTTTCCGCCCAGAGAACAGGATCTTT